AATTGTTGGCTGTTAGGCTGATATTCCTTACTGCGCCATTCAACTCAGGGTCAAACTTGAGCATGGAGTCATAGAGGTCAAAGATGGTATCATAGTTATTATCCTGTCTGAAATTCTCAGTGTCCTTGAAAATATCAGTCATGCCGGCAATAGCAGCGAATGGGGTATTACTCGGTGTGATTGTTGCTACTACTGGCTTTGGTTCCGGCACCGCTTCCGGCTTTCGACGTAACCAAGAAAACATACTCATGGTATTTATGACGGCCCCCTTGTTATTTCAAGGTTGCTCATCTCATGACTAAATAGAAAATAATCCAACAAAAAACACCAAAAGTCCCTAAACCCATTGTATATGATGCTACTTTTCGTGAAATATACTGGTCAAGAGAATAAATCGGCCCTTCCTTGATGTCTTGAAGGTCGGATGAAATAGTCTGAAGAGTATCATTGATACTTATTGATGACGTTTCAAGATTTTTGATGCGTAGGTCCAAGCCTTCTTCATGCTCCATATGAGAGCGTACATCGGTAGCAAGATTATCAACTCTGTCCTTTATCATGTCTATCCGAGTCAGGATGTTCAGTAGGGCTTCGTCCATTTTTCCTCACCTTTTTCCAAGTCCATCTTAATGCTACTAACCAAAATATCAATTCAAGTAGGAATATGCCCACCAATTGTGGTGAAGTCCAGCCGGGAACCTCATAACAACTGTTAAACATTTCATCGTAACATACGGTGAAGGGTTCTGTTCCAGTGATTGCATCCCAAAATCCCTCCAATGTGTCCCCGTCTACTTCTTTCCCCATAAGGGGTAATCAGCGTTACGTATGTATTATTATTTGTATGTTTCGTTCAGAAGAGGGAAACGTGCTTACCCCCCGATGGGCGACCAGTAGGCTTTGGGTCTTTGTTTCCATGCCATGATTCTGTGCTGGTTATGGCCGATACCATAGGCATTGGAGATTGCCCAGTCATATTAAAGCGGTCAATAGCATGGGCAAGAGCCATGACAGTATCGTTATGTCTACCAACATCTGCTATATCCCCCCCTTTCCATACATGGGTGTCCAATTCATTCCATATGATGTTGACCTTATCACGGGTTTCGATATTGCCATAGGGCCACATCACCATTCCTTGCTCAAACCATGTTCGGAGGCGATTCAGGAGGCCCTGCTTCAATCCCTTATTGGATGCCTTGCTGGGGTGAAAGTCGATGACAGCCCCCTTCTGTTGAAGTAGTGTCTCATAGAGTCGCTGGAAACCAACGTCTTCTGCTGCAACGGTGGGATTATTGTAGCGGTTGCACCACTCAATTATTGTGTCGGCCTGTTTATCCGGCGGAAAATCATTACGTCGCCACATATCCACAAAATGGACTATTCCTTCAGCATCCTGCCGTAATACTATTAACACAGTGAAGTCCTTACCTATACCATGAGAGGGGTCGAAGCCGATAACGTAGCGACTATTATCAAATTGATTGCTACTACTGATTACGGACTCCATATCTATATTTTTCCTGACTCCGCCCCTCTTGAAGACTTGGGCATCATCATCCACGACCTTGCACAAATACTCTTGAGTGAAGGCGAGGTCATCCTCCAAAGCGAGTTTCTGTTCCAAGAGGAATCGAGCGGAACGGAAGTCGGGCCAAAGGGCGACTAACTCCACGTTCTCAGGGTCAGCCTGATACTCGTCCCAGTTGGGGAATGCTGACCAGCGACCTGACTTCCATGAGGGTTTGTCAAGCATCTGAGTATGGTATAGGTCCGTATGGGCCATCGGGGTTCCGACGACGAATAAAAAGGATTGGGGGTCATTCATCGGGGTGACCACTTTCTTGAACCAGTCATTGACTGTCTCCATTGTCAGGTCGCCTATTTCAGCGAGTACATCATCAAGGGCTACAACACCGGGATGCTCACCACGGATAGATGCACCAACGGATGTTGCCTTAATCCATGCCCCATTGGTAAATTGTATCTTTTGTTTGTTTGACCTACGCTCGTTTATCTGTTTGCGTAATTCAGGATGCCTCATCATATCTTCCTTAATCTCTTCAAGACGATTGATGGCTTGTTTGATAGAGGCTGAAAAGAGCCATATTGTCATTGGTTTATTCCTAAATTGTTCAAACAGGCACATATGCAATAATTTGACTCGGAGAGTACAGGATTTGCTGTGGCTACGGGGAGCGATGATGCAAACTCGATGGACTTCAGCATCCTGTCGGTCCCCATACATCTTCATCCATTCTTCTATGTGGTCTGCCCACTTGTATTCATCAGAGAGCCATTCATAGAAGTGTTTGATGTCATGCCTCGACCTTTGCAGGTTGAAATTGGGCATCATGGCAATACCCTCTCAGTATAAGGAGCGGGCGTCAGAAGTGAATCTGATGACGAAAGAGGCAATCGTTCTCACCCGCATTACTTCTTAGGGCTTGCCTTCTTTTTCTTAGGGGCTGCCTTCTTTTTCTTGGCAGGCCCATTTACTATATCGTTAAGACCTTTCCTTTGAATCATGCTCAAGCACCTTCATAGTATTCAATCCACACTTGCCACTTGCCGGCTGTTAGTGCGGCATCAGCAATAGTAGCGAGGACTTGTACCGCAGCAGTAGTCTTTCCAACTGCGACTGTTGGTGCGCCGGAGGTGACTGCATTTACATCCCATGTAGCATGGTTGAATGCTGTTGCTGCGAGGAATGCTGTTGTTTGGCCAGTATATCCGAGTGCGATAGTAGCGGAACCGCCACTTGTGTTGTCTGTAATACCTTCGATTGACACATTACATATTACTGCGTTATCAGGAATCATGACTGGGGCACCGAGGGGGTCGTTTAGTGGAATTGAAGATGCTGCTCCACCCAATACTGAAAAGTCATAAACTGCCTTAAGATATTTCTTTTGCGCTGCTCCAGTTTGGTCGTTTGTTATTGCATCGAGGGCAATATCTCCTGATGCTACGGCCAAAGCCTCAATCTTTGCAGTGGTCACTGCGTCATCCGTTAGATACTTTGTATCGACAAACTTTCTAAACTTTCTGTTAATTGGCATAATAATCACCTGTAATACTGACAGGGATGAGGTGATACTTAAGGATTATCGTGCTGTACTCCAGCGAATAAAGAGCCTATAAGACCATGCTCCATATCTATGATGTGTGCGGCTAAACCGGGGTTGCTCATGGTATAACCACTGCGGTAATGATAGCGGTCATGACCAGCGAGGCTGGGTAATTGTATGATAGTAACGCCATCACGCTCGGTGAGAGTCTGATGATGAAGGTGTCCGTGGAACCATAGGTGATGCTCATGCTTACCCCAGTCTTCACGGGCTTCAGTAGCCATGATTGGGCCAAGTTTGGTGGGGCCGAGTTTATCGCCGTGGGTAAATCCGAGCAGGGTGGTGCCGTAGGTCAGGTATTGTCGGGTTTTGGGCGACACCATAACTGTTACATCGTCATCATCCTTGTAATAGGCTGATAGATACATCATGAGAGCAAAGGCACTATGTCGGTCATGGTTCCCCGGCATGAATGTAATGCGTATGGGAGCCACCTGTCTGAGAAAGTCAATGTGCTGTCGAGCGAGGTCGCAGCCGGTCATGAGGATTTCAGCAGGGGAACAAGCCATGTCCTGTGGGGTGCCGTGGGTAGTAGTCCCGTTATCAGTGTCCACGTGGAACCAGTCGGAACCAGTAGCAAGAATTATTTCATCGGGGCGACCGGGCAAACGGGATATGAGTTCGTTGGTCTTCTCAAAGAGTCTTTGCTCGGCTGTCTCAAGGTCATAACCGTCGCCTACTTCATCAACCCAACCATGCTTACCCCAATGGAAGTCAGTAGGGGATATAATCACTGCGTAGGGTCTTTCTGAGCGTTCCATCTCTATGCTGGGAACCGGAGGTTTGTCAGTGGGGATAAGAGCCTTGAACTCTTCCAACCATGTCATGCGTAGGGTTCGATAGGCTTCAGCATCCTTTTTCTGTTGTATGGCTTCCTGCTTGTGTATATCATCGAGAATCTCGTTGCGACGGGATTGTGCAAGTAATTC